AAAGAGCTAGAACCGGGCCTGAACTCTCTCTTCGGCATGTCGTATGATTCATACGATCAAGAGTACGCGGACATTTTCCCTATGGAAGATTCTCAACGTGCCTTTGAAGAAGAGGTGTTGATTACTTCTTTTAGCGGCGCACCAATAAAAACAGAAGGTGGAGGGGTGGCTTTTGATAATGCAAATGAGTCATTTACCTCAAGATATACACATTCGACCGTCAGTCTCGCTTTCGCATTAACACAGGAGGCAGTAGAAGATAATCTTTACGACTCCTTGGGCAAACGATACGTCAAAGCCCTAGCGCGCAGCATGGCGCATACGAAAGAGACCATGGCAAGTGATGTCTTAAACAATGCTTTTAGTTCATCACATACTGGTGGCGATGGCGTTTCTCTGATCAATACAGCTCACCCACTTGCGGGTGGTGGAACTGCTGCGAACAGAGCAACAACCATGGCAGATCTCAACGAGACGTCACTCGAAGATGCGCTAATATCCATAAGCACCTTCACAGACGATAAAGGACTGACTATCTCGGTTAACGCAACGAAGCTGGTAATACCACCTCAATTGTCGTTTATCGCTGATAGAATCCTGAACTCACCCGGTAGATCTGGAACTGCTGACAATGACATTAACGCAATTAGAAACACGGGCGTTCTTTCTGGTGGTTATACTATTAACCATTATCTGAGCGATCCAGATGCGTTTTTCTTGCTCACAAGTGTCACAGAGGCAGGTGAAGGTCTAAAGGGTTTCCAAAGAACAGCGATGGAAACTCAGATGGAACCAGACTTCACCACAGGAAATCTGCGCTATAAGGCTAGGGAGCGGTTCTCGTTCGGATTTTCTGACTGGAGGGGTTGCTACGGGTCACAAGGTGCCTAACTTGAACCAACAGTAGGGTTTATAACTCAACTACTGAGAAAGAGGGCTTCGGCCCTCTTTTTTTATGCCTAAATACATATGTACATAAAGTTGCACATGGACACGGAATCAAGTATATTAAGCATATAGATTGAAAAAACCGGAGATAAACATGGAACTGAAGCTAGATTGGTCAAAAGAAACGGTCCACACAGATGGCCGTTTCATCAGCACCGCTAATCCTACCCCTGAGTTTTGGTATGTATGGCGCGAGAAAAAAGAAGCTGTAAAAAAAGCCGGTTACTCAGTGCGCAAAGTTAATGATCAGTGGACGGTGACTCGTTTTAGAGATAATGATAAAGCTATTAACGATTCCAACGCTGAAGATAGCGATATCAATATTCCGGTTCCTTCAGGTCTTGAGTATAGACCCTTTCAAAAAGCGGGTATTGCATATGCCATACAAAGACCTGCTTCTTGCATTGCAGATGAGATGGGTCTTGGCAAAACCATTCAAGCAATTGGTGTAATTAACGCAACCACACCTGAAACCGTTTTAGTAATTTGCCCATGCTCCCTAAAAATCAATTGGAAAAGAGAGCTTGAAAAATGGCTGGTCTCTGAGCGCGACATACAAATAGTTAATGGTGGCGGTGAGAAAATTCCTGCAAACCCGGATGTTGTAATCATTAATTACGATGTTTTGAAAAAGCACTCGAAGGATTTGCATTCAAGAAAATGGGGATTAGTCATTTTAGATGAGGCACATTACATCAAATCTCCAAAAGCACAACGTAGTATTGCGATAACTGGTAAATATTCAAAAAAAGAGAAAAAAGTTGTTGGCAGGCTTGAAGCTGATCGAAAAATTGCTTTAACTGGAACGCCAATACCAAACAGACCTATCGAGCTACAGCCTATAGCTGGCTATCTTTTGCCAGAAGTGTTTGGAAACTATTTTAGCTTTGCACAAAAATTTGCTGGTGCATATAAAGATAGATTTGGATGGCATTTTGATGGCGCAACAAATTTAGAAGAACTACAACGTCTTTTGCGACAATCTATTATGGTTCGCAGGAAAAAAGATCAAGTCTTAAAAGATCTTCCTGAGAAAACCAGACAAATTATTGTTTTGCCAAACGACAAATATACCAATTCTATTACGCGAGAGTTTGAAAGCTTAGCTGAAGCTTCCGCCAATATTTCTGCAGAAGACATTGATTTTGAAAAAATGAGCAATGTCAGGCACGAAACTGCACTTCAAAAAGTACAAGATGTTGTTGATCACGTAGCGTCCATACCGCATAAGGTTGTTGTGATGGCGCACCACAGAGATGTTGTTGAAGGAATAAAAGATGGCTTGCAAAAAGCTGGAAAACAGGTCGTAACATTGACTGGATCAAACACACAAGAGCAACGTGACTCAGCGGTTAATGAGTTTCAAAATGGTAATGCTGAGATATTTGTTGGAACAATTGGTGCAGCTGGGACAGGGCTGACGTTGCATGCCGCAAGCCACGTTGTGTTCGCGGAACTTTCATGGGTTTCTGGAGATGTTTTGCAAGCCGAAGATCGTTGCCACCGAATGGGACAGAGGAACTCAGTGCTTGTACAGCATTTAGTTGTCGATGGAACAATAGATGCTCGACTTGCTAAAGTTATTGTAAAGAAAATGAACATTCAAAATGAGTCACTTGATGATGTGATTGTTAATGAAGAAATTAAAATAGAAGACATCGCAATTGATGTTACTGGTCCTAAATTGAGCAAACAGCCTAAACCTCTTGCTACAGAAGTGGTTAAGAGCTTACAAAGTTTTGTTCAAGCTGTTGCTACAAGATGCGATGGAGTGAAGGCTAAAGATGGTCAGGGTTTCAATAAAATTGATGCAACTTTTGGTTATTCTTTGAGCCAGCAAAAAACATGGTCACCAGCACAACAGCATGCAGCAAAGGTCATATTAAGAAAGTACAAAAGGCAAATTCTTGAGGCGGGGTTGGAAACCGAATACCTAAAAATTTATTCATAACATTTAGGTATTATTGAGCAAAAGGGGCTTCGGCCCCTTTTTTATATGATTATGTTTTTTTGGTGTTATACTAAATCAGTCTCTATGGCAATCGGATGGGCCGGTTGCTGGTCTAATTTAGGAGGACTGTAGCATGACAACACACTTTACTAGCGGAGTAACCAATGTTTCAGCTGATGGAACATTAGGTAAATTAAAAGCTCCAGCACCCCATAAGTACCATGGTTATTTCAATGACTTTGATACTTACTTAGCGTCCGATTGGACAATTACCACAACAGAAGACGGAACTGGGTCTGCAACAGAAGCATTAGCTGATGGCGATGGCGGTCTTTTGTTAGTAACCAACGCTGCTGGCGATAATGACAATGATTTTTTCCAGTTAGTCAAAGAAGGCTTCAAGTACGAAGCTGGTAAGCAATTAGCGTTCAACATGAGGTTTAAAACCAATGATGCAACGCAATCTGACATTGTAGCTGGCTTACAACTTACGGACACATCTCCGTTAGACGTAACCGATGGCATTTTCTTTTTGAAATCAGATGGAGGTACAACTGTTACTTTTATCGTTGAAAAAGATAGCACTCAATCGACGTTAGATCTTTCCACCGCGCTGGCCGATGATACTTTCATGACTGTCGGATTTGTATATGATCCGAAAGATCAGAAGTTTCACGTTTTCCAAAACAATGTTTTAGCCGGTACGGTAGTTAGCACAAACGTGCCAGACAACGAAGAGTTAACTCTTTCATTTGGAATACAAAATGGCGCTGCGGCAGCAAAAACTTTGACCGTTGATTATATTGGCGCTTACAAAGAACGCACCGCAGTTACTGAACTGTAGGAGGTGAGATATGGCTGATGCTGTAGCTTCACAAACTATACAAGACGGCGAGAGAACTGCAGTAATGCGGTTCACTAACGTGTCTGACGGCAGTGGCGAGAGTGCGGTAAAAAAAGTAGATGTGTCTGCCTTGGCTTCCAACTCAGATGGTGTAGCTTGCACTGAGGTTCATATTCAAAGGATTTATTGGGCTACTGTAGGTATGTCCGTAAAGCTTGAGTTTGATGCGACTTCAAGCGTTCTTTTGGTTGGATTGCCTGCGGATTCAACTGGTGACGAGTATTACGATAATTTTACCGCCATCCCAAATAACGCTGGATCTGGCAAAACCGGAGACATTGACTTCACAACTGTGGGTCACTCCAGTGGAGACAGTTACATGATTATTTTGGAGATGATAAAGAAGTACGATTAGGATTATCTCATGAGCCAAATGCCGGGAGATATGACTTCACGAATAATGGCAGCAAGGTCGCGCATGCGAAACATGGGCGGACTAGGCGGTTTGTTTGGTGGATTCAGACCTCAAATGTTACCTCAGATGAGTAGGTTTGGCGGCGGGGGGTTTCGCCCCCCTCCGTTTAATCCTTATCAACGAAGGCGAATGCTTCCGCAGTTTAATCCTTATCAACGAAGGCCAATGCTTTCGCAGTTTAATCCCTATCAACGAAGTCTAATGCTTTCGCAGTTTAATCCCTATCAACGAAGGCCAATGCCTTTTATGGGCAATAGATTTGGACCTTCGCAGTTTAATTTTTTACGTGGGGATAATAGAGGTATTGGAGCGTTGCGTAGAGAATTTGAACCAATGCGACAGCCGTCAGTTGCGCCTCAATCAATTTTTGATGTTTATCAGGGATTGGGAGATGAAGATCGGGGTGCGTTTTTGAAAAGATTTGGATTAGCAAAAACTCCCATGGCAGAACCAATGCCACAACGAAGGGATTTTGACAGTGCAACAGAGTTTCGGGAAGAAATGGACGACTACAAAAGTGGCAAAACCGAAAGATTGTCAATGATGATACCGGGTATGCCGGGAATTTCTAAGGCGTACAAATCACCGCCTGTAATGCCTTCACAAGTTACAAGGCCAATGACACCACCACCTCCGGTAGCACAACCTCACGTAATGCCTCCGCAAGTTGTCGGCAGGCCAACTGAGCTACCACCGTCGCCGGTAATGCAACTACCCGTGCCTATGCCTGCTTCGGTTATGCAGCCACCACCGGTACAGCCGTTTATGCCTTCTCCAATGCAAAGCATGCCCCAGCCTATGCCTGTGCCGACTAGGCAGGCTGTAGCTCCTCCTCCACTTCCAATGTTAGGCCCACGGCCTAATCGTCGTGATTATGATGAAGAGGACAGAGCCGGTTATAGAGATGATTTGAACGAGTGGAGAGCAACGCAATCGCAGTTAAGAGCGCCAATGTCTACTCCAGCTGTACCAAGGACAAATCCACAATTTAACATTCCAATGGGCTTTTCAAATATAGGAAGTGGCTTTTCAGGGTTGCGCGGACCAAGGTAGATTGCATGAGCAAAACCCCTGACAATGTTAAGAACAAAAAACTTTATCAGCAAGTTAAAGCTGAAACCAAAAGAAAATTTGACGTTTACCCGTCTGCTTATGCAAATGCTTATTTAGTAAAAACTTACAAAAAGCGTGGTGGCACTTATAGCGGAACAAAAAATGCTAAGACAGGTGGAAGCATAAAGAAAATAACTAACATGAGTCTGTTTGGCAGAAAATGAGTTTAACAAAATGGTTTAAAGAAGATTGGGTTGACATTGGCGCATCGAAGAAAAACGGCCAATACCAATCTTGTGGGAGAGGTTCAACTTCTAGCAAAAGGTCTTACCCAAAATGTGTGCCAAGGTCACGTGCTAACACAATGTCTAAAAATGAAATTAGATCTGCGGTTGCTCGAAAAAGATCAAAAAAACAAGGTGTTGGTGGAAAACCAACTAATGTAAAAACATTCGCCAAAACTGGTGGTAAAATAGAAAAACAGTCAAACATGGGCTTGTTTGGCAGAATTTAACGGGAGCAATCATGTACAAATCAACAAAAGGTTATTCAATTAACAAAAAGTCTAAGGGCGGATCAATAATGAGAAAGTCTAAAGGCGGAACTCTGATGAGAAAAAGTAAAGGCGGAACTCTGATGAGAAAAAGTAAAGGCGGAACTCTGATGAGAAAAAGTAAAGGCGGCTCAGTTAAGTAACGGCGCAAAAGACATCCAGTGCCATATTTGATCAGCAATATTCCTCATTTTAAATGCTGGATTCGGCGTGAGTTTACTCATAATCACGAAAAATACCACGACGAGTATATCCATGCTCTGGCCATTGCTGTTAACACCATTCCCGATAGATCATTAAGTTTCCAAGTGGTATTTACTGGTTGCGAAGCAGATTGCGACGACAACGATGAAAATAACATACACGGCGGGGCTATGTGGGCACGAATGCCTATACAGGGCATGGTTTTTGATATACCCATGGAAGACTTTCCAAAACCGATGGAAGATCATTTGGCGCAACCGTGGGACTGTGAGTCCAGAAATCACGCGGTCACCGTTATGGACAGAGTAAGCTCTTCTCCTTGGGTTGCAAAAATTAACGGAGAATTTTACCAAGCAAAATATTTGTTTACCGTTGACTACACCGATTCTGATATTGCAGATGATTCTGCCCAACATAAACAAAGTCATGTATTATATATAACTGAAGATTGCCAATGGAAAGGCAATTTAGTTGCATTACCTAACAATAGGGTTAGAGCAACAAGCCCAGCTTTGTGGGTTACTGGAGAAGGCGCTCCTGACTTCAAGCCTTCACAGTGGACTCACAGCGCGGAAGGGCATGAGAGTTATTTAGATCCTGTAATAACTTTTGATAACTTATACGAGGATTAGATGGCAGTTTCAGGAAGCAAAAATTTTGAACCAGATGTAGCGGAGTACGTTGAAGAAGCGTTTGAGCGTTGTGGGCTAGAGCTTCGCACGGGATATGATTTAAAAACCGCTAGAAGAAGCATAAACCTGATGTTGTCTGAATGGTCAAACAGGGGCTTAAACCAGTGGACTATTAAACAAAAAACAGTTGCCATGGTTAAAGATACAATTACCTATAACATTGATTCTTCAACAGCCACAGCTCCTATTGATGTGTTGGATGCTTTTGTTAGGGAGTCAATTGGCGGTAGTGATGTTGATATGCCAATTAGCAAAATAAACAGGGCTGAATACGCTCACATTACGAATAAAAGCACAACTGGCAAGCCCAACCAAATATTTGTTAACAAACAAACTACGCCCACTATTTCTGTTTGGCCAGCGCCAGACAAGAATTCTACTTACACAATATATATGAACGTCTTAACTAGAATTGATGATGCGGACGCTGCAACCAACACGATGGATTTGCCTTTTCGATTTTACCCTTGCTTTACCGCTGGTTTGGCTTACTACATGAGTTTGAAAAAAGCTCCAGAAAGAACGCCGATTTTAAAACAGTTGTACGAAGAGGAGTTTCAAAGAGCTATGGCGCAAGATGAAACAAGAACATCTTTTAAGGTTGCGCCTAACCTTGGCGGTTATAACTCAGCTTAGTTATGGCGTTTGCAAGCGGAAAAGAGGCTTACGGAATTTGTGACATCACAGGTTTTAGATATAAGTTGCGCAAAATGAAAATGACTTGGGACGGCTTGCTTGTTGGGCCAGATCAGTGGTCTCCAAAGCATCCGCAATTGCAACCAAAGCCTCATAGCCCTGATCCTGAAGCTCTGAAAAACCCAAGGCCAGATACAAAAGATGATAATAATGCCTTTGTTGTGTACACAAATGTGCAAAGTGGTATACTTGGTACTAAACTAGATACCTACGAAGTTGAAGTAGGTCTAGGCGAGGTAACCATAACAATATCATGAGCTTTACATACGCAACACTAAAGACTGCTATTCAAGATTACACTGAGTGTACGGAAGACACTTTTGTGACGCATCTGCCTACTTTTATAAAGGAAGCAGAGTCTAGAATATTCAAGCTAGTTCAGTTGCCGAAGCAACGTAAAAACGTGCAAGGAACTCTCACATCGAGCAATAGGTTTTTAGCTACGCCAACTGATTTTTATGCACCTTTTAGTGCGGCTATCATTTCAAGTAGCACCTATTATTACTTAGACTACAAACACCCTTCGTTCATGAAGGAATATGCACCATCTACTGCAACTACTGGTATGCCAAAATACTATTCTTTGTTTGATGATACCGCTTTTGAAGTTGCTCCGATTCCTGATGCAAATTACACTGTTGAGTTACATTATCTGTATAAACCAGCGTCTTTAACTGCTGGATCGGATAGTGGCACAACCTTTCTTTCCACCGATTATCCTGACGCTCTTCTTTATGGTTCTCTCGCAGAGGCGGCAGTGTTCTTAAAAGAAACTCCAGACGTAATGGCTACGTTTGAAGGACGTTTCAAAGAGGCCATTGCCAGAATGAAAACCATAGCGGAGGGGCGCGAACAAAGAGATGAATATCGTTACGACCTCCTGAGATCTGGAGTTAGTTAATGATAAAAAACAATTCGCTTGAGGGCGCTCACATAGCGATAGTGGCGCTCGGAAACTCGCAAGTTGACTATGCCATAGGTCGTGAAAATTCAGTTGAGTGGGACGAGGTGTGGACCTGCAACTCAGCCGCCGCAGTATACAAATCAGATCGCATGTTTATGCTCGACCCAGCAAGCCGGTTTTTTGATACTGAAGATGCTGGCACACAAACTCAAATCATGAGAAAGTTTTTGCCAGAATGTGACATTCCGTGTTACACAAGTGATTTAGACCCAAGAGTGCCAAGCGCGGTTTTGTACCCCATTAAACAGATAGTGCAAGACACAAAGTGCGCATACTTAAACAATACTATTCCCATGACCATTGCATTTGCTTACTGGCATAAAGTTTCAAGGATTGATTTGTTTGGAATCGATTACACTTACAAGCACAGTCTACACTTTGCAGAAGCTGGAAGAGCCTGCACTGAGTTTTGGTTAGCCAAATGTATGGATGCAAAAATACAAATTGGAGTATCTCATCGATCAACCTTGTTAGATCACAGCGTTCCAATTGAAGAGCGCATATATGGTTTTCACAGGCTTGAAGATCCGATAATAGCTGTTCCGAACGAGCCAGAATGGATTGTTTGCGAACAATCGAAAATAGAAGAAGAGATGGAAAAAGCAGGCATAGATATGCCAGAAGAGCTAAGACCACCGGAGCCATATCGTGGCTAACGAAAGCTTTATTAAGTTAGGTAGCGTTTCTGTCAGCACCTCTAACCACAAAGGTCATGATGCAGAATTTTGGGCTGAACAAATTACCAAGAAAATATGCGAAGTGTCAGCCGATGCCGCGCCTCATATTCGACAACAGGCAGAGGCTTTTCAAAATTACATCTATACCATAGTGTTGTATGGCATAAAAAATGCAATTACCTCAGATCGAACAACTATGATAAACTTATTGATGAGTCAAGGCCATGAGGACATGGCTAAGATAGTTAAGGAGTTATAATTATGTTAATAAATTATAAAAAAGGAGGTGCGTCATAGCTATATCAAGCGCGATAGCGACCTCATTTAAACAGGAGCTGTTAGTTGAAGGTCATAATTTAACTAATGGAGCAGATTCTATTAAGCTTGCTCTTTACACCAGTAGTGCAACTCTCGGAGCAGCAACCACTGTATATGTTACTACGGGTCAAAGTTCTGGCACGAACTACTCGGCAGGAGGCAGCGCACTAACGAATGTCACGCCGACAACAAGCGGAACTACAGCGCTATGTGATTTCAGCGACCTCGTTTTCAGTAACGTGACGGTCACTGCAAGAGGCTGCTTGCTATACAACTCTACGAATGGAAATAAGGCAATAGCTTCGATTGATTTTGGTGGCGACAAAACCTCAACAGCTGGCGATTTCACAGTGGTTTTCCCGGCAGCAAACGCTACAGCAGCAATAATTCGTTTGGCTTAAAACTAAAACTTTTGTGGTAGACTTTTACTATGCCACTTACGACGTTAAATTTTAAACCGGGAATAAATAAAGAGGAAACAGACTACTCGAACGAAAACGGATGGGTAGACGCAAACCTTATTCGCTTCAGAAAAGGCCGACCAGAAAAAATTGGAGGCTGGCAGAAGCTTTCAACCAGTTCATACTTAGGCTCTGCAAGAGGATTGCACAGCTGGATATCTTTAGGCGGAACTCGTTATTTAGGTCTTGGCACAACCGTCAAATATTATGTCGAAGAGGGCGAGACATACAACGATATTACTCCCATACGAGCAACAACAAGCGCTGGCGATGTCACGTTTAGCGCAACTAATGGTTCTACGACACTAACGGTAACTGATGCGGCGCACGGGGCCAGCACCGGAGACTTCGTCACCTTTTCTGCCGCAGCCACATTAGGTGGACTAATCACTGCTGCGGTTATTAACCAAGAATATGAAATACTTCTTGTAACCGGGACAAATACTTATACGGTCACGGCCAAAGATACTAGCGGGTCAGAAGTTACAGCTAACGCAAGTGACTCAGGAAACTCAGGCGGTTCAACCGTAGGCGCATATCAAATCAATTCCGGGCTGGACATTTATGTTCCAAGCACTGGCTGGGGAGTGGGAACTTGGGGGGCAGGCACGTTTGGCTCGTCGTCTGCTATTACAGCAAGCGGACAACTAAGATTGTGGACTCACGACAACTTTGGTGAAAATTTAATAATCAACCCAAGAGGCGGTGGCATTTATCGTTGGGTAGAGAATAACGGAACGTCCGTTAGAGCTTTGGAGCTACAGGGCATCTCAGGTGCAAGCAAAGTGCCAACGCTCGGTTTACAAGTGATTACGAGCGAAGTGGACAGGCATCTAATAGTGTTGGGGGCTGATCCTTTAGATAGCGGAAGTAGGTCTGGTGCTATTGATCCTATGCTAGTGGCTTTTTCGGACACCGAAAATGAATTGGACTTCAACCCAACAACAACAAACACTGCTGGTTCAGTTAGGCTCTCCGCAGGATCTCACATTGTTGGTGGATTAAAATCTAGACAAGAAGTTTTGATTTGGACAGACACTAGTCTTTACTCGATGACGTTTATTGGTCCTCCCTTAACATTTGCGTTGAATTTAATTAATGAGGGCGCTGGACTTATCGCGCCGAATGCATGTGTGAATAGTCCTGTTGGCGTGTTCTTTATGAGTAAGAATGGTTTTTATTACTACAATGGCTCAGTCAAAAGAATGCCATGCTCCGTTCAGGATTACGTTTTTTCTGACATCAATTTGACGCAAGCATTCAAATGCTTTGCTTCGTTAAACGCGGAGCATTCAGAAGTTTGGTTTTGGTACGTGTCGTCAGAAGATGACACTGACGAAATATCTCGTTACGTTATTTATAATTATGAAGATCAAACTTGGAGTATTGGCTCTCTAGTAAGATATAGCTGGTTAGATGCTGGCATCGAAGACAAACCAATTGCTACGGGCGGAACATCAGCTGCAGGGTATGCTTATTTCCACGAAACCGGATTTAATAATGACTCTGACTCAATGGACAACGTATTTATAGAAAGCGCTGACATTGATTTATCTGATGGCGAAAATTTTATGTTTGTCAAAAAGCTTATACCAGATGTCAAGTTTTCTACATCATCTGAAGTATCTGTCACGCCAGCTGTAAATGTGGTAGTAAAACGCAGAAATTACAACGCAGAGACTCTTACCACAGACTCGACAAATCAAATTACAAATGCTACATCGTTTAAGAATCTGCGAACAAGAACAAGACAGGTTGTATTGCGTTTTGAAAGTGATGATGACAATTCTATTGAGGCCAACAAAAAAGATTATAAATGGAGGGTGGGAAATACGCGATTAGATATACAACCCTCTGGGCGAAGAGGATAGATGTCAAAAATACTAGAAACGCGACTACCGATAACGAATGAAGAAGTAGTTACGGGCGACACTTTTAATCGTCTTGTTAGAGTTCTAGAAATTAATCTTGGCGCAAAGGACGTAGACAAAACGCCAGTTTTTAACGCTGACGAAATTTCTACATTACAATTTGCTACTGGTGCTATAATATTTAACAGCACCGTGGAAGTGCATCAAGCGTTTGATGGCACGGAATTTAGGAATTTATATGAGCATAAAACTTATGTAACAGGATTGGGAGGAACTTTAAGCGTGGGCAGTGTCACGGTCACGATTAGTTAATAACATGGCAGAGAACACAATATCACCAAAACTTTTAGATCAAATTGCACAATCTGCTGGCTCGTTTGGTCCTGTGCTTGGTTCGGCATTTGGCGCTGGAATAGGAGGCACAAGGTCTCGCATGAATATGAATGTTGCGCCTGAAAATTTCACCGCTCCTATAGATGCGGAAGGCATGAATATGAATGTTGCTCCTGAAAATTTCACCGCTCCTATTTTGCCAGAAAGAATGAATATGAATGTTGCTCCTGAAAGCATGAATAAAGGCGCTACATCAGATCAAGAACTTATGATGATGCAAGGCACTGGCGAAGATGACTTAGGCGCACGTATAGAAGCTTTGATGCAACAAATCAATCAAAGCACTGACCCCGATGAAAAATCTCACCTACAACAAACTTTGAGCCGAATGGTTCTGGGAGCAAACGCACCGTTAGCTAAAGAAGCTCTCGCTGTACAACAAGCAGGCACTGGTGAAGACACGTTGTTAGCTCACTTAGCGCCCGGTGAGGTTGTTTTGCCCCCTGAGTTTTTAGATGATCCTGAACTAGAGGGATTAATTGAGCAAAAATTCAAAGAATCTGGTATAGACCCAGCGCAAGCTATTGCAGGCGTAGGTATTGCAAGTTTGAATGAAATGACTGGCCTCGAAGAGTTCGGCTTCTTTAAAAAACTCGGCAAGTCTCTTAAAAAAATAGCAAAGAAAATTGCACCCATTGCTGGGCCATTGGCTAATTTTATCCCCGGTGTTGGTCCGCTTGTTGCTGGCGCTATTGGCGCTGCTACTAATCTTGCGGCAGGCAAAGGATTAAAAGGAGCTATTACTGGCGGCTTGAGCGGATACGGCGTAGGTAAGGCTCTAGGCGGTATAGGCAGTTTATCTGGAACCGCTGCAGGTTCGGCTTCAAAATTTGCGGGTCAAGGATTTGGCGCAAAACTTAGCTCATTAAGAGCTGGCCTTGGCAGTCTGCCGGGAGAAGGATTTTTTGGCACGGCGAAAGAATTTCTCACGAAGGGCGTGGATGACGTAGGTCTTTTGGGTAACTTGCAAAAAGCTGGCGGCTATATGATGGGAGCGCCGCGAGGTAGTGATGCTTTCCTTGGACAACAGGCCGTACAACAGGATATAGCGGAACTCCAGCAACAAGCCGCCGCTGCTGGTCAAGCTGGTAATACAGATTTACAATTCCAATTAGAACAACAAGCAAATGCGCTTATAGGAAGCCAACAGCAAGGTGGCGGTCTTTTTACTGGTGGTGGTAGAGATGGCGTTGGTAATTTCGGAAGAGTAGGTGACTTTTTTGGCGGCGCTCCACGACAACAATTGTACGATGCACAGGGCAACCCTGTTCAACAAAGCGGAGGCTTTTTAAGCAATTTGCTTGGCCTTGGCGGTGGCGGTGGCGGTGGTGGCCTTGGCAGTCTTGCTATGGCTGGAGTGCCAGCTTATATGCTCGGCAAGCTTGCCATGGATGAAGCGAAAAAAGACAAGGGCGTCCCGATGACTCCATTGACCACGATGGACGCAGGCGGACGATACAACATTGAAGCTGAGATAGCCCGACGAATGGGTAGAGACGCACCAAACCCTGTTGAGTTTGGTTTACAGCCTAGATTTCCTACACTAAGTGGTGGACAGGCTGGTCCTAGAAAAGAAGCGGTCACATCTCAATATGTACAGAACGCCTCTATGGGCGGAGCTATGCAGCCAATTTACCCAATGGCATACGCTAACGGCGGCGATGTCGCTATGGAAGACTTTCAGGAAATGAACGGCTACATAAACGGACCCGGAACTGAAACCTCAGATGACATACCCGCTATGTTAAGCGATGGCGAGTTTGTTATGACTGGGCAGGCGGTTAGAGGCGCTGGATCTTTTGATCTTAACGAAGAACCAAACGGAATTCTCACGCTAGTACCTTCCGCATCTGAGGATAGAGAGCGTGGCACACAACTTATGTACCAAATGATGGACGTCTTCGGGAGATACGCTAATGCTACCAGCTAATCCTTACTGCTTTGGAGTGATTCCAACATGACCGTTGCGACAAAGAATCCCTATGGCGGTTTCGATTACGATCCTTACTACATGGATAGTGGCTATGGTGGTGGCTTTGGCCCCGTTCTAACACCAGATGAAATGGATCAGCAAGAAGCCGATTATTACGGCATTAGCCTTGACGACCTAAGAAATTATCGACAACAACAAGCTGGAATTGGCGCATTGCCTGCTCCAACTGTTGAGGCTGAACAAACTGCGGGTGAAGCGCCATACATGTCGCAAGCTCAAACCAGCACGGTTTCGAGAGATCCTGCACTGCAACAACTATTGTTTGGTCTGGGCGGACAGGGTGGCTTTATACCCGGCGCGATGAGAGCTGCTGAAAAAACATTTTTTGACGAGGAAGGTAGGCCAGTCATTGTTCCGCAAGAAGTTGCAGGCATGACTGCTGATCAGTTAGCAGCTCAACAGCAAGCACGTGATTTAACGGGCGTACAAGATAGATATTTAAGTGCAGCAGAACAAGCTTACAAGACTGGAATTGGTCAGCTAGGTGCAGGCCAAACGGCTGCAAGAGATTACGGATTAAGAGGATTAGACGCAACACAATTAGGCGTTGCCGAAGAAAAAAGATTACGCGAATCTGGTCTAGAGGGTTTACTTGGCTCTCTTGGGGAAGGACGAGGTTTGGCAAGAGGCGCAACAGAAGGACTGTATGGACGTTTAGGCGAAACTGAAGGCATTCGTCGAGGCGCAACAGCAGGTCTTGGTGGTAGGTTAAGCGAGTCAGAAGAGATGCTCAGAGGCACAACTGGCGCTTATGACCAAGATTTAACCAAGCAGTTTTTCGATCCTTACGAAGACAGGGTGGTCCAACAAACCGTAGAGGATGCCGTAGAGCAGGCAAATATAGCTGACATTGCAGATACTGCCAGAAATATTAGGGCTGGTGGAGAGTCAGCATTTGGCTCCAGAGCGCGTTTAAGCGCAGATGAGCGCACAGAAGCTCTTGGTAGGGGTTTGGCTAAGGAATTAGCAGGAATTCGATCCAGAGGCTTTTCTGAGGCTCAGAGAGCGGGTATGGGTGAGTTTGCAAGACGACAGCAAGCCGCAAGAACCGCTGCCAGTGGTTTGGCTGGATTGGCTGGCCAACGATTTGGTTCACAGCAACAACTCGCTAGTGGCCTTGGACAGACAGCAGGCCAGCGCTATGGCGCTGGAACCGGGTTAGGCCAAGCGTTGGTTGGTTATGGCCAGACAGGTCAACAGGCGCAAGCAGGAGCGGGTCAGGCTGCATTAGGAGCAGGACAAACTCTTTCTGGCGCATACGGTCAAATGGGAGGACTAGAAAGTCAGATCGGCCAGCAAAGATTCCAAGCTCAGCAAGGGTTAGGCGGATTTATGCAAGGTCTTGGCGGACAGGCGCAACAAGCAGGCATGGCAGGCGTTAACATGCTTTCTGGCTTAGGTGGGCAACAACAAGCTCTACAGCAACAGATGTTAAACGCACAACGAGCTAACGCTCTACAAGCGCAACAAGCTCCGCTACAGCAGTATCAAGCCTTGTTACCGTTTATTGGAACGGCTGCACAGACAGCTGGCAGACAACAGACGCAACAACAATTCACACCAGCGCCTAGTCCGTTGCAGGCAGGTCTGGCAACAGGCTTGGGTGCATTTGGCTCGATTGGAAATTTCATGAATCCGGGTAGATACCCTTATCAGACAGGAGTCGGCAGCCCCGTGTAATTCTTTATGGCTATTGGTATACCACAGATAGGACTTGAAGATCTCAACGATGTCGATTTATTTTCGGACCCTGAAGAAGAGAATGAAATAAATACGAGCGTCGCTGATCCAGAAATGGATTTGGTCAGACAAAGATTAGCGATGCTTGAAGAGGCCAAACCTTCATTGGTTCCTGACTTTGACGCATCTTATAATCGATATTTGAACATTCTCAAACCACTGACGCAGGATGCGCCTAGACCAAGCATCTATGATCTGGCTTCGTCTTTATCAAAAGGACTCACAGCACAAGCACAAAGTGGCGCTCCGCCTTCTATTGGATTTGGTCTGGCGGCTGGATTTAATGATTTTAGTGACTACGCACGGGCGAGAAAACAGGCAGATTTCGACCAAATGCAAAGCATGATAATGCAGGCTGGCACGTTGGCAATACAAGATGTGCAAGCTGGAGAAAAGCTTTATCAACAATTGCTGTCGCAGCAGGTGTTGCGAGACCCAGACAAAATGGGTAGCGCTATTCGATATGCTAAAATAGATCCAGATACTAAAAAGATAACAGCCATAAAAATCATTGGTAGTAACGACTACATAACCCAACAAAGATATTCAGAGATGGGGTATGAACTTATAGCTGATCCAAAACCGCCTTCCACTATTATGGATATGACTGGCACAATAGGCAAAGCGGTAGAAGAAAAAACTTGGGGGCAACTTAGTAACGATGTGCATGAAGCTGGCCTAAAGTCTGAAGCTGCAATCATCAACAACCAAAGCTTGGCTAAGTTTAGTTTCCTGCAAGATCAAATAGACCCTGATGAATTTGGTAGAGGCGCGGCACTTGTTGGTGCAGTAAAAGAGTATTTGAATGATGTGCCAATTGTTGGTGATTATATTTCCGACAGAAATATTAGCGCAAGGCAGGCGTTAAAAAATACACAAATGGGTTTTGTGTTGGAGATTGTAGGCCCATATAAGGGCGCGATTTCAAACAAAGAATTGGACGTTTTCCAGCAATCAGTTGCAAGCATAGCTAACGAGAAAGAAGCAAATAATTTTATTTTAATTACAAGCAAAAGGGCTAACCAAGTTGCAATGAATTATTCGGAAGCCTATATGAACAAATATAGAGAACTTTATAATCGTTTCATGGAAGAAGAGATAACTGGTGCTGACGCTCAATATGAATTGCAAAAATTCAAGAACGAATGGGGCGCAGACGACAATCTTAACTCTATGATTTTTACGCCAGAGGTAAGAGCAGAACTTGCTGAGTCCGGGTTTGCAAACGAAAGAATCGTGGATAACAGAGGTTCGGCTAAAAGCAATTATCAAGCTCAATTGATTAGTCAATATGAGCTGTACAGGGCAGAGGGAATAGAAGGCTATGTTGGTTTAACTGACGACGATCTAGCCGCGAAAGCAAAGATCGACACTGACGATATGTTTGGTGGCATCGATGAGTTCACCACTTTTCACAACGGATATGTTAACAACCTTAACTCACAAACATCTTCCGCTGGCGGTTCTACAGGTGAATTGCCGGTAATTAACCTGAACTAGTCATGGCTGAAAGAACTTATCAAAAGCAAATTGGTAACAATATTTATCAGTTTAAAGCTCCAGACGATTCAGCTGGTCAAGCCTCTGCTATGCAGGAATTTGCAAGAATAGAAGCTGAGCTACAAAGTTCATCGCAAAGCGGCGCATACAATGCCTTTCTTGCTGGCTTGAGTAACGATGAATCTGCTCGCGTTCAATGGTTAGCACAAAAAAGATTTCCAGAATCAGAAAACCCGGTTTCTCGGTATTACATCGATGAAGATGGCGACATCGCTTATTTCGACATTTCTGGCAAGTATGGAAATAGAGGTAAATCTTACAAAGAGTTTGGTAGCGTCATTGACACTTTTGGGCTAGATAAAGACGAAGTCTTTGGTTTGGTTGGACCCGCATTTACTTTTGCAGCCGAAGTGGGAGGACAAATGTATGGCATGGGTAAGGGCGCTGTTTTGGGTATTCCTTTCGGTCCAGCAGGAGTGGTGGGTGGCGCGATAGCTGGAGGAGCAACTGGTTCAACAGCTGCCACGGCTGGAAGCAATATGCTTAGAGCTGGCCTTTCTATGCGTCTAGGTGGACCTGAAAGTGACATGGAAACAGCGGTCAACGACATTGTTTGGTCAGCTGGGTTCGGAGCCGTCCCTTTTGGTATTCCAGCGAGAACAGTGGGCGCAGGAATTAAGCAAACGCTTCCAGTTAGCATGCACTGGCTGGTTGATAAATTTCCCGGTCCCAGAGGAAAGATCATTCTAAGAGAAATACTGGAAGAGGGTGGGGAAGATGTCGATGAAATTATTAGACTAGCACAAGCAAGGGGCGTTCCTCTAACGAGAGCAGAGGCACAATTTGGAGCTGGAAGAGCTTCACAAGTGCAAGGCTATTTGCAACAGCAAGAATCTGCCCAAAAATTTCACCGTTTCTATATGGACAGAGCGGCTCGTGTTGAAACAATGGTTAGGGACTTTGCTGATGAATTGTTGAGTGGCAAGTATGTCCCTCAAGCAATTATGCGAGGAGGAGCAAGAGTTGGCCAAACTGAATATATAGATTCAACCCAAAATATCGCGCAAGCTACAACCAATTATTTGGAAGAAGCCAAACAACAACGCATTAGGGAAGCTGGTGAAATTTATCAGAAAGCTTACGCCGCTGACGCGGCAGGTAGTGATGATGTTGCTGGAATGATTGACAATATTTTGAATGGTGAGGCAATACCGGGATCAAGTATGGATGGCGCTCCGTTACCGGGAATTAACGTCATGTTGCAAGATCCTAACTTAAATCCAACCATGCGAACTTATTTCACAAACATCAGAAACGCGCTTTATGATAAAAGCACCGGGCCTAGTCCAAGACAAATTTTACGGGAAACCAACGCCGCAAATAGGCAAGCAGGAAGGCCAGCAATTACCATGGCAGACGCTGAAGAGATTGCGTTTTCCAACTATAAACCACTAAACACAACTCAAGACGTACACAACGTCATTAAAAATGATCTACGCGCCATGACAGAGACCTTAGCGTCTGGTATGGGAGAAAAGCACCCAAGTCTCAGCGCCATCGTGCCACAGATTAAGCAAGCCATAAATAATGGGTTGAAAGCGCATAACCCACTCTACGCTGACGCAAATAAAATATACAACCCGGATATGGGAATTGTGGACTTTACCCAAATGCAAATTGTTAGAAACTTGGCAAAAGCTGCGGAGGTTGGTGGTCCAGATTCTGTCAGGGTTGTGAAAAACATGTTTGCTGGCAACGCTAAGCCCGACGAAATAATAGAATTAAAAAGAGTGATTCAATCTGAAGACCCCCAGCTCTGGCAGTCAATGAAAGCTGACTGGCTAACGACGCAGTGGGACGAAGTGGTTATGAGTACCACTAACCCTCTTGGACAACCAAACAAATTATTGTCGCGTCTTGGGGTACAAGGACAGGATGCGCTTGAAGAAACGGGAGAGTCTTTAGCAAAACAAGCGCAAGTCTATGAAGCGATATTTGAACCAGAAGAACTGGCTAATTTTTCTGAAGTAACACAAATTCTTCAAGCGGTAAGGTCGCTACAAACACAAGTACAGTCTGCTACTGTTCCGTGGGCTAAATTAAGGCAACAAATATTTGATGAGGCACAAAACGCAGGTCACAACGTAAGTCTGTTACAGCCACTTTTAATGTTGCCCAACAAAATACGAACGCCAGTAAGAGCCGTTTTGGGTTCAACGGGCGAAAGAATGCAACGAGAAACTGCCGACATTTATGAAGACTTCCTTACTGAAGCGCTTGTAAATCCAAACAAGGCTGAAGAGTTGAGAACCGTTGCCTCTGATATAAATCAACGTATTGCGTTTTGGGGTCAGGCATCAGTACGCGGGACAGCTGCAGCCTTACTGCAAGAAAGCGATGAAGCAAGGCAACAGGCGATTGACCTGCAGGAACAAGTAGAACGGGAAAGGGCCGCAGAAGATGAAAGGCTAAGGCTAATACAGGAACAACAACCAGACCCCAATCTAGGCGCTCGAATTGATAGTGCTAGTCCTGCTACATTGAACTTGCCATTATTTGAGGACGCGCCAGATACTGGAATGGCAACGGCTTTTGATCCTGCGATGTCACCCACAATACTGCCAAGAGCGGCGGACAGAGAACTTGCCCTACGTTCAAGGGCTAGACAGTCTGGCATTGCAGGCTTAGTTTAAGACTCTAGTTCCAACTCGCCTTGTGGCTCAGACTCTTGAACTAAAATAACAGCGTTGTCTACGTCGTAATTAAACTCGTAACCCATGTGTTGTTCACCATTTACCTGTATAACCAGATTTCGTGAAATCAAACGCATAAGCGCGGCTTGGTGGTGAAGGGTAAGCCTTGAAAAAAGCTCGATAACTTCTTTTGCTTCAAGCACCGGCTGATAAGTCTGTGGAACAAACTTTTTATTGCGCCCAAAAAAATTCACGCGCTAACTCGTTCCGCCAAATTGAGACGCTGATGCTCTCTTTCAATTAAAACCTTCAACTGATCAATTTTGGTTCGAGTCTCGCTGTTACAAATGTCTTGCAACATGTTGTAAGTACGAACATCTAGAGCCAAACTTTTTCTAGTTTTCAGATTTACTTCTTGTTCGGCATTTTCCATTTTTACACTTTTGTGATTTAAACATTGTGGATCATTCTATAAAAATTTGCGACAATGTGCAAACATATGTATCAGTTAAAAAATTACATGCTCTCAATGCAGAGCCACTGGATGATAAACCAGAACACTTACAAGGCGGTTCAGGACTCTCTGCCTATCATTACTAAGTACGCGGCACAGAAGGGTGTTGGCAAAATGAAGAAAACGCCAATCCATAAAATGCTGAGCAATCCATTCCCTGATGTCTACACCATGCCAATCTTCAGGCGTAGCTGGTGCAAGATGATGGTAGAGGAGATAGAGCATATGAAAAAGGAGTTTGGATTTGAGGGCAATGAAGATGAAGACAAGCTTAGGCAAATTCCTGAAATAGTTTTGATGGAGCGTTGTCCACAGCTTTACCACAACATGTGGTTCGTTGTTCGCAACATTATTAACCCGGTCATCATGTCAATTTGGCAACGCAGTTGCCCAGATCCCGCTACCATTCAAATAGCAAATTACAACATTGAAGAACGGGACATGGGCCATTGGCATCATGATGAGAGTGCTGACATCAGTGTGGTGGTTCCGTTGAATACAGGCGACTACACGGGCGGTGGCACAGAGTTTCACAATCACGGCAAACTCAAGCCACTGCCTAATGGACACGCACTTATCTTCCCATCATTCACGCACAACCACCGTGGCCTGCCCGTTGGCAAGGGTGATCGATACCTGATGGTTTTTTGGCTGTGTGACAAATCAAGAATTGTTGAATTGATCAACAACATCTCCTAAAAAAACACAATCTTTTTGCTTACACAATAAAACTGATTGCAAATCAATCACTTATTGTATGTACAAATATGTATAAAAAGCTATACATGGACACGGAAATATGAGACTATATCTGTGTCGGGGGGGTGGCCCCCCACTAACCGGGGAGACTGACATGATAGACATTACTTACTATTTTCTAGAAACACGCACAGAGGACGGATGGCGCGCCGAAGAACGGCCTTCATACTGGGTTAGAACCCGCGAAGAAGCCGAGGCTATGAAAGAGCAAGAGGTAAAAAATTGGAAGGATTATTTAGCTAATGAGATAGCCACGCAAAATACTGCTTCAGCCATCTATAAAGCTCACTGGAAACAAGAATTAGCCAAAGCTGATGATCGTTACAGAATAAACCAAAAAGTCATTAAATATACTCATGCCAGCGAATACGGTTACTCAGATGTTCATGCTTACGAGATTGTCAAAGTAATCAGCGACAAAACTATTGAAGTTCGTGAGATGAAAGCAACGCATGACATAGCGCATCTCAAACAACACGTTGGTGGCTTCTCAGGTCACGTTGAAAACCAGCGCGATCAAAAAGTAACTTATGAAAGCGATACTGACGCTCCTGTTTTTCGCATCAGGCGCTCAAAGCGTGATATGGAAAAATGGACTTACAAGGGTAGCAGATTTGGACTAACCCCTCGGCCATATGCTTTTTATGATTACAACTTTTAATTCCAACTGATGATGGGGCGGGTAGTTCCCGCCCCGAAACCGCAAGGTCTTGGAAAACTAAACCGGAGAAGATGATGAAAACAATGAAGCAACTAAACAAGTATCTAGCGAAGTTCAGCGACAACAGCCTAGTAATTTATCAAGGCGATGGCTATTTTTATTATGAACAAACAGATGAAGAATCTGCGAGGAACCCCCATATAGAAGTCCCTCAGAATGAAATGGTCTGTTACATAAATCAACTCACTGCGGAACAGTGGAAATCGAATCTGATCAGCGCTGTTAACGAATATTCTTATTCTTTACAGGAAGACAGAAAAAATAAGATGCATGAAAAAGAGTGCGCCCTAATTAACGAAAAAGCAAAAGTAGAAGAATCATTCACTGTTAAAAATGTTTTAGAAAGAAACGCCGACATACGCAAAAACGAAATTGCGGCATTACTCTACAGCCTAGAAAAAGGATTGCGCTTTGATTCTGGTATTTTAGTCCAAGGACACAGAGAAAGCCTTGTTAGCTCAAATTTTCAAGAAAAAATGCTTCAGAGGTTAGATCAAGAATTTGGGATGCTAAAAGAAATTAAAGAAATTTCAGAGGGACTACCCTCATTAAATTTGTTGTAACTTTAGGAGATACAGATGAACCAAAGAAAATATCTAGTTGCAAGGGATGTCAAAATTGCAGATACCGGATACATAGAGATATTGCCGGTCATGAGTTCAGAGCCACGACCTAAAACTAAAGGCAAAATAGTTGGTCAAATCCGACAATCTCTCGGTAATGGCAAAGGCCCGTATCCAGACGCAGAGGGATATTATTATGTGCCAAAAAGGTCAGCTCTGTATGGCGATATTTTTGACACCATTGATGCAGTAGCTCGTTCGTTAAGGGAGGACTGAATGAAAAAGCTGATAGTAATTGCAGGAGCAATATTGTTTTTGGGGCTGATGGGTATCGTCGGCAATATGGACTATGACGACGCGGTGCTGGCTGAACAGCATTACGCTCAGATGGTCTGCGACGGTTACTGGCCAGACTACAAAGACATATCACCGAAGTGTGAATAAAACAAAGGGAGCTTAGGCTCCCTTTTTTGATCTTAAATAATGTGTACAAATATGTATAAAAAGGTATACATGGACACGGCAATTAGCTATACTATCTGTGTTGGGCAATGAGGCCCACGAGACCGGAGATAAAGATGTTAAGACTGAAGACAACCCGCAACGACATGATAAAAATTGCTGAAGCATTTCCTGCAAAAATGACTGTTGAGATGGAAGATTTTATCAACAAACTTATCGAAGACGGCAAATACGCCGAGCCTACCGAAGACGAGTTTGATTTGTTTGACGAGCTTTTTGATGCGATGGAAAGCGTCACCACTTAATTTTAACCGGGGAGACTGATCTGGAATCTGTAGTTAGAGAACAACTTCCAACTGACGAGGCTGGATGGTAACCAGCCGAAATCCCGAAGGAGGCGGGATCTTGGAAAACCACTAACCGGAGAAAACAAGATGAGCAAGCAAGTAACATTAAGTTTTGATATAGGCGATGTTGAATTTCTTTATACATCGTCATACCGTAGCTTTTATTTTGCTAAGATTGATAGATTTGAAGTCATCAAAGATTCTAAGCTCGACTCGTATGAAGACGAAGGAAATTTCATGTATTACGTGGATGGCTACGCAAACACTCTTTTATTTACTAAAATTCTAAACGCTTTTGGATTTTCGACAGCGGTTCTGGACGATGCAGCATCAGAGGATTCCAATGAATTTGTTGTCCTGACTGACTACGCCGGGAACTTTGAATAACATGAAAACAAATTTACCACTCTTCAGAAGCGGCGTGTTGCAACGTGAAGCCGAGATCTCTTTTTCAGATCCCGGTGGCCCATTCAAAACAACTGTAATCTACGAAACTGACGACCCTAGAAAAAAAAGGATCGGAAAGATTCACAAACAAAGTGGGCCATACCTTCTCACGATTAATGGCGTCTTTCTTCGCTCAGAAGGAATTGTAAAAGGCGCACGAACACAATGCAGAGCCTTCAAAAAATTGCAGGATGCGAAAGATTTCGCAACCGAGGTTTTTAGCAGCGTAGGCAAGGACTGGATGATAGAGGGAGCTTAGGCTCCCTTTTTATTGGCTATCAGTTTGTCGGTGTATTCCCTATAGTTGTCGCCAAACATTTTCTCCCACCACTGCTCCCAGTTGTAACGTGCGCTTGGTGTACGTTTTTTTCTTCTCGTCCAGACAAACCGAGCCGCATAATATTTCTTTTCCTCAGCCCACTTAGCTTCTTGTTCTTTACCAGAGATCACCAAGCTCTACCACTTGTATGCCAGACACGTTAAAAGGTTTGTAGTCTTCATTTTCTTTACACTTTAACAAGGTCTTTAAAGCTTGTTCATTTTTTGCTTTTCCATACTCTATGGCTTCACCAGATAACGTATATACAGCATAAGGGTATGGGTGCATCTTCTCTTGCGCCAAAAACATAAACTGCTCAGCTGGAAGTTCTGCAGATCTAGCCGCTTCGAGATAAAGTGCGGCTTGCATGTGATAATTGAAATTATTGATTGCGCTTCTAAACCCTCTGGGTGACGCATCACGCGCTGTTTTTAGATCCCAGACGTTCTTGTTATCGTACCAATCAAAGCGCGCTTTAAATGGATGACTGTGCCAAAAAAAACAAACTGTCAGCTCAACTCTGTCAGTTCCACGTGGAACAAACTCTTCAACAATTTTACGTCTATCCATGCACACATCGTACATGTCTTGCTTTATCGGAGTGCGGTTACCTATGCCAGACTTAAAATCTTCGTATTCTTGTTTGCCTACTTTTGTTCTGCGGTCCACGTTTGGTTCAATGACAAACTCTTCATCGAACTTATCCAGCTCCAGAAACACAGTGTGTTGTACACGGCCCTCAATTAACGCTGGAGTCTCTTTCATTGGCCCTTGGTGTTTCCAAGTGTAAGGACACTTGATTACAGAGGTAAGATCATGTGATCTGAATGCCTCAATCTCTGCATACTCCGGGTACGATACGTTTTCGTAAACGCCTACTTTAAAATGCATCTTCTTCCTCCGGTAAATCCTTGTAAGCCTGTCCAGTTATGGTTGCGTTGTTATCCTCTTCTTCTTGTGAAAACTCAGCGTCCTCTCGAACATCTGCTCCATTTCTTGGATCGTCATTCATGCTAAACCTTAGATACCAAATGGCTTTGTGTTTGTCTTCATCAGAATTTTCATTTTTTTTATTCATGCGCCAGAGGTACTTGAAAGCCGCGATCTCGGCATACTTTTGTGTATGCTCAAGACCAAAAACCGCAACCATCGCATCTATACACTCAATATTTTCAAGAGTTGTTTCTGACCTTACATAATGCTCTGGAGAATCAACATTTTTAAAATTGACTTTATTCTTCTTCTTCGTCATTTTTTCTTTCCTGTGACCCGTTGTTGCCTAATAACTCTTGCAAAATCTCAAAAATTTCTTCGGCTTCTTCTTCATCAAATTCCAAAATTATTTTTTTTGCCATATCTTATCGCTTCGCAAAATGGTTAAATTTAACGTGGGCGGTAGAGTGGATAGTCATGTTTACTACCGCCCACGGGCTGTGGCATCGAGACTTGCCTGTTGCCAACATTTAAGGATTCCGTACCTATCACGCTAATGCCCGGAGATGGTAACCTGCATGAACTGGCACGAATCCTTTTTGCAAACTATTAAAATGGTATCTCGTCCTCTTTCTCGTCATTGTCTTCATTTTTTTTGAAATCTGACAGGCCACCACTTTCATTAACTGGCGGTGTTACAACTGGACCGCCTTTCTCTCGGGCGGCTTTCACTTCTAACGAGTTGTCGATTTCTTCCTTCATCCACGGGGCACAGTCATCAAGCGCATCGCACATTGCTTTGCTGTCAGCTGAGCTTTCTCCGACAAACTCCTGACAATAAACATCGATGTCAAAAAGCATTTTGTCATTGAGAGTATCGACACGCTTAGCTCCGCCGTCCGGTTTATACACGCCTTCTACTTTTGTGCGCTCAGATCCGTCTTGAGTTTTGTAAGGTATGACCTCTAACTCGCAAGTCACGCCCAAGACGTTCTTGATATCAAACCCAGCCAGCTCTTCAGCTGTAAATGGCTTACCGCGCCAAGACTTTAAATCCCGGTGTAGCGTTGCATTCTCGTTCAATGAGGCAGTGTATTTCTTGCCAATGCTAAACGGCCTACCATCTGTCATTGCGATGTCGTCCCAAAATTCCTCGCCTTCATTGCCCATTAGCACTTGTGTTACTTCCCAGTAGAAGTACACTGTTGCGCGTTTCTTCTCTGGTTGCCCTTGAAAACTTTCCATTCGGCTACCCATGTCTACTATTTTGTAACAGGTAGCTTTGTACCTTCCAGACGATAAACTTTCGTAATCGCCTCCTCCGCTTGATACGGTTAATCCCATTTTTTGACCCTCCGGTAATTGATTAAGATTTATAAATGTGTATGATATTTTACACATAATAATATTTTGAGCAAGAGTGGATGTCATTAAAGATTAAGAAACCAAATCAGAAAAACTTCGAGCGCCCGTTTTCTGGGGACGTAAGAAGCGAGTTTCTTAATTTCTTATCTCAGAATGGATTGGAGGCAGATCCAAAAAAAGGATTAGTTGCAGACGGCAGTATTGGGCGCGCTTACATCAACGTGGGCAACTCCAGAAAGCTAGTCGGATGGTATCAACTGTGGACCGACCAAGCCGTACCGTTTGGACGCATTGGTGATTACAGAATATCGGCCTCAGATCCAGTCGCGGTTTTTAAACCAGAACATCAGAAAAACTATAAAATGACTGATGCACAGAGAGAAGAAATTAAGGAGTTACAACGACAGGCCGAAGTTAAGAAGGCCGAGACCTACAACAAAGCCGCTAAGAGAGCGCAGTCTTCGTGGGAACGCGCTACCCCTGTTGAGCGACATCCCTACCTAGAAAAGAAACAAGTCCTGTCCTACGGCCTACGCCAGAACGATCAGGGTGTGTTGATGATCCCGATGTACGATTCCCAGCTGACGATTGTGGGTATCCAGTACATCAGTGAAGACGGCAGTAAGAAGTTTCTCACTGGTTCTAAAAAAAGCGGTAGCTTTTACATTCTTGGCAGTGAAATCCTAAAAACCAGTGACGTTGTCAACTATGCAGAAGGGTACGCAACAGCCGCATCCTACTACGCTGACTTCTCACAGCCAGTCGTCGTTGCATTTGACGCATACAACCTGTCGCCTGTCGCAGAGGTCATGTGGGAGCATTTTAATGACCGCAAGCACATCTTTATAGCTGATAACGACCCCTCATCAAACACGGGTGAAAAGGAAGCAGTCAAAGCGTGTCAGCTGATCCGTGGAAAACACGGCGTGGCAGATGTGTGGATGCCAGAGACAAAAGGCGACTATAACGACCATAAGAACGCAACAAAGGCGCTACAAGGCGAGTTAATACCTACTTTAAGAAACATAGACATCCCAATTGATTACGACTTCAGCAAAAGCTCTACAGGGAGATTCCTGAACACCAAAGAGAATATAAACGGTGTACTGACCGTGCAAGGTATCCGTGTCGTCTACAATGTAATTAAGAAAGTCATGGAAATTGATATACCTAACATGAATTTTATCGATGACCTCAAAGAAGATGCCAGTTTGATCGAGATTGAAAATCGATGCATTAACATGGGCATACCTCACACCAAGGTTTCAGATTACCTGAAGATTCTGGCCAAGGAATACAATCCTGTGAAGGAGTGGATGGAATCACGGCCTTGGGATGGCCGTAGCAGAGTGCAGGAATTTCTGGGCACTATTGGCTCCCCGGACAACGAAGCGCTCAAAGAGATGCTCATGAAAAAGTGGCTGATAAGCTGTTGTGCGGCAGCTTGTGAGCCAAATGGAGTGGAACTCGAAGGCATCCTAGTCTTTCAGGGCGCTCAAGGTCTGGGTAAGACACTTTGGTTCAAGAGATTGGCCAATTACGAGAGCGGATGGCTCCTAGAGGGCGCTACACTCAACCCAAGCGACAAAGACAGTGTTAAACGCGCTGTAAGCCATTGGATTGTCGAATTAGGAGAGATCGAGTCTACCTTTAAGAAGAGTGATATCGATCAACTGAAGGCATTTGTGACGGCCAGAAGCGATGAATTGCGTTTACCGTATGACAGAGGCTTTTCGCGGTATCAACGGCGTACAGCCTTCTATGCAAGTGTAAATGCACGTGAATTCTTGACGGATACGTCAGGAAATCGAAGATTCTGGGTAATTCCGGTCAGAAGCATCAATTTTAACCATGGAATTGATATGCAACAGCTCTGGGCCGAAGTTAAAGAGACCATGTACGTGCCGGGACAAAAGAATTGGTTTTTGTCGCCCGATGAACGTGAAATGTTGAACGATTCTAACGAGATCTACCGCACACAATCGTCTGTGGAGGATCTGATACTCGAACACGTGCGATTTGACAGCAAGCACACTAAAGCGGTACAGATGACCAAGCTTTTGCGAGATTTGGGAATAGCTAACCCCAGAATGCCAGATTTTAAGGAAGCGGCGCGCATTCTCCATGAACGTAGCATCGAGCCGAGGAGATCAAACGGGAAAAAAGTCTATGACCTCGACTATGACAAACCTGACGAATTCAAAGGAGATAGCACAAGCTATGGATACAGGGATTGAAATGAGGATATTTTTAACGGAATTTGAATGGGACGGCGTGGTTCATGACGGACCAAATTTAGTGGCCGACACACGCGATGAAGCAGAGCTTTTGGCGGAAGGAAACGGGCTTAATATTGTAGGAGAAGTAGCCAATATTGTGTTAACAGAGGAAGGTATAGAGACACTGCACTAGGTGGCTGCGTGTCGATGTATAAGTCTGTATAAATGGGCACGGTAAAAAGTTGGTTGGATGAAGTGTGAAAATGGATACCTATGCACTGCATGCCACCCTGTGCTGAAAGCCTTGTATCTACTGGGTTTATTGTCATAGGTAGTGTTAGGTAACAGTAATTAAAGAGTATTTATATAGACACATAAACAGCATAAATAGCAGTTACGTGAAGAGTAAATAGGTAGTAACGCGGTTATATATACCCTGCACTACCTGTAACAAAACAGGGGGAAATTTATGGGGCATTTTAAGTACGATGAAAATTTAAACTTTAAACAAAACTTCAACAAATGGTTTTCGCTTAACACCAAGGAAAAGCTCGTCTACAATGAAAAGCCATATGAACGTGAAGAAGCAATTGATATCTTCATAGACTACGTGAGGAATGAATGGCAGGAAGACCAAGAAAACAAAAACCGCAGTTAGTAGCTATACCTGATCAATTTGATAAGGACGAAGAGCTAGGCATTACTGCTATGCAGAATGCATTTGTCTGGCATTACACTGAGGGAGCCTGCAGTCAGACAGAAGCTGCTCGAAGAGCTGGGTTCGAGTTTCCATCATCAGCCGCAAACAAAATGTTAAACGGCAAGACGTTCCCGAAAGTAACCAAGGCCGTGCGAATCAAACAAGATGAATTGCGAGAGAAGTACGCCATCACTCCACAGAAAACTGGCACGATGCTGTGGAAAATTGCGGAGACTGCATTCGAGGATGGACATCACAATGCGGCTGTGTCTGCTATCAAAGAACTAAATCAACTGGCTGGTTTAAACATCAGTAGATCCCAGAGCCTCAACATCAACGCCAACATAGACTCGATGTCCAGCGAAGATATCAAGGAGAGATTGACCAAGCTTTTGGGTGCAGAGAGAATTGAACCAGACGCTAAGGACTTCTAAAAAGAATAACAGTGCAATTGGCCACCTCGACCCGTGTGGCTCAAAAATTCCCAGAAAAACAAAATCTACCCTAAGTCATTGATTTGTCAGGATTTTCTTCGTGTGTGGGCGTGTGCAAATGTGTGCAACAATGTGCGCGCAGTGAGCAGAGGGAATACAGGCCGAGTAGCAAGGGACTCCTAAGCTCTTGTTTTTTGGTGAGTTTTGGTTAATTAGGACACCCGTACACCCCCTGTGGCAGATCGGCGGCTGGTGCTTAGCTTTAGCTGAGTTTGGTACACTCAATACTAAAAAAAATACATGAAAAAAATGCCACTCTCACCAATCATCAATTAACCGGAGACCCTTGGCAAGAGTGGCATGTGCGCCCTGAATGTCATTAGTAGGGGAAGTAGGGCACGTTTGCGTTTACCTGCAACTTAGGCTTCATTGCCCATACCGTTGTAGCGTATCAGCGTGTCAATGTTATACTGGCGCAATGATGATATCAATTCTTATGGTTCCTTATGGGCGCGGATTCTAGGAGAAAAGGCGCTACATTTGAAAGATCTGTCGTTGCGCAAATAAATGGGTGGCTTGAGTCCCAAGACATAAATTTTAATTGCAAAAGAAATTTAGACCAATACCAGCAAAAGAACCTTGCGGACATCGACATCCCGTATCATGCGGTCGAGTGTAAACATTACGCTGATGGATGGACCTACAAACCTGATTGGCTTGATCAGGTATGTGAATCGGCGGATGAAAAAATTCCTGTTTTGATATATAAATACAACCGTAAGCCTGTACAGGTCTGCTTGCCCATGTACGCCGTAAATACTGAGTGGCCAGCGGACAACCGTTTCAATTGTGTGATGAGTATGGAGCAATGGTTTGAAGTGATGACCAGAAACTGGTCTAGGTATGAAGAAAGGATGGTAAGCAATGGCGCATGAGACCAGAAGAAAAAATCTTCTGAAAAAACATAATCTCGCGGGTGTTAACAAACCCAAGCGCACACCCGGCCATAAAACCAAATCACACATGGTCCTTGCCCAAGAAGGTCATAAATTAAAATTGATACGTTTTGGACAGCAAGGCGTTTCAACTGCTGGTAAACCAAAGAAGGGTGAATCTGCAAAACAAAAAGCGCGACGTAAATCTTTCAAGGCGCGTCACGCA